CATAGTGTGCTCAAATTCCAGCTAATTGTACATATTAATGTAACTCATTTGCCTAAATTTGAAATCTCTTATGTCTGCTTTCCGCTCAAAGCGGATATTACATTGCTGAGCAGCTTCATGTCACAGGCGACCTAATCGTTACGTAGCCTTAGGGTTATATCAGCTTAAAGCAATGAGATTGCCTGATGTTGGTGGAGCGACTTTGAACTACTTCAGGCTGATCTCCTGTGAGTATGCTGGAAACCAACTTAACTGAACCACTTATGTAAGTCTTTAATAATTTGGTGGCCCCTGCTGGGTTTGAACCAGCGACCAAGCGATTATGAGTCCGAAAATGATCGCAGATTAATCAGTAACTTAATGATTTTTATATCTTTTTGTGTGGCATATAGTGACATATAGTGTCACATAGTGTCATCCTCTGCTGCCATTTTGCTGCCAATTTTTGCGGCTTAAAGTCTTTCCAGTGGATTGAGATTAATGGCCTCAAAAAGATGATCAGGTGCAAAGTGAGCGTAGCGCATCGTAACCTTTATGTCAGTGTGACCTAATATGCGCTGAAGCACCAAAATATTGCCACCATTCATCATAAAGTGCGATGCGAAAGTGTGGCGCAACACATGTGTTAATTGCCCGGCTGGAGTCTCAATTTCTGCTCTTTTTAGGGCTGATCTAAATGCTGCATAGCATGAAGTAAAAAGCGGTTTTGCTTTCCTGCTTGATGGAAGTTCTGCAACAAGCGAGTCACTAATAGGGATTGCTCGATTTTTCTTCCCCTTTGTTTTGGTGAAGATAACTTTACCTGCTCTAATTTGATTTCCCTTTAAAGATTCAGCTTCTCCCCAGCGCGCACCAGTAGCCAAACATATTTTAACAACTGATAATAAGTCTTTAGAGCTGCTTGCTTCGCATTCTTTTAATAATGCTCTGATTTCTTCATTCGTTAGATAAGCCATTTCAGATTCGGCTATTTTATATTCTCTGACATTATCTAACGGGTTCGGGGCTTGCCATTCATCTAAACGGCGAAGTTCATTAAATACTGCACGAAAGTAAGCTAGTTCAAGATTGACAGTTCGCGGCGTTACAGTTTTCACGCGGGACGAGCGAGTGATTTTGCCCGACAAACGCTGCTCGCGGTATGCGGAAAAAATGCGAGCATTGAATTCGGAAGCAAGTGGATTGCCCATAGCCTTACATGCAAACTCCATCGCATCCTTACGCTTCTGCCCATCAGTTAAAGTTATGCCGTGTGCGTTGTACCACGTTTCAACCAAATCAAAGACGGTGCGTTTGTCAGTCTTTTCTCCCAGCCAGGGCTTATCTTGCGCTTGATCCTTAATATGCTTTTCAAAAGACAGCGCCTCGCCTTTTGTAGCGAATTGACGACGGATCCGCTTGCCATCCCGCCCGTTAGGAAACACCTGAGCTTGCCACTTACCATTAGGCAGTTTGTTAACAGCCATTCGCTTTAAACGCTCTCCGTTTTAGATACGATCCTACCCAGCACATTAATGTCATCTGGTGCGCAGTCAAAAGAGGCAGGTCCGTTTTCAACGCGAAGTTTCTTTCCTGGCAGGCGATAGACTTCTTTTATGCTGATCAGCCCGTCAATGTCGATTAACCAAAGGCCATCTGTAACTTCAGCTTTAGCCCCTTCGATTAAATAAACTACGTTATCAATCTCAACAAAAAACGGATCTGAGACATTAGCGGGTAGCAGCCGAGCGTCATAGCTGACTAGCTCGCTTGATTGTTCAACCCCATTCGAGATTTTTTTGTATCTCAATCGGGTTGAGGCTTCTTCCTTGTCTTCCTTCCTAGATTCACCTTGCCCTGTGGCAAGCCATAGTAGCGGTGTTCCGGTATCTAAATGACAGGCTATGAGCCAGTCGTGAGGGAATGTATCGCGCATCCACCTGTTAGCCATGGTGCTCTGTGAAATGCCTAAGTGATTGCACAAAGCTTGCCGGGTGTTGAATTGATAGGCGCTCATGATGCGGTTAATAGCTTCTTTACCGCCACCTTGTGATGGGTAAAGGTGCTCCGTGATACCTTTTGGAGACTCAATTGTGTTTGACATGTTTGTTATGAGATCCTATCATCGCATTTGTGATGTATGACATATAGTGACATTTACTGACATCTACTAACTCAAAAGGAATCTTGCATCATGAAAAGTGATTTTTCAATGCGACCTAATCTCAACTTTGTGATTTCAGAGCCTTACATCTCTCTGGATGAGTATTGCCGCCGTACAGGCATTTGTAAGAGAACTGCCCGCAAAATGTACCAAGAAAACCGCTTGCCAATCAGGAAGAAAGAAGGAGCTAACGGCCTGGTAGAGGTAAACATGCTGGCTCTCATTATCGAGGCTGCGTCTGATTACCACATCACAATGCAAGCTTGTTAAATCCATATTGGGATAACGAAAGGGAATAATCATGTTTGATTTTCGTGTTTCCACACATACCGATTACGACGATGCCTGCCGCAAGTTTGCGCTTACGCACAACATGACGGAGCTGGCGCAGCGGGCAGGTATGAAAGTGCAGACCCTGCGCAACAAGCTGAACCCGGATCAGGTTCATCAGCTGACCGTTCCTGAAGTGCTGTTGCTCACCGATCTGACCGAAGACGCCACGCTGATGGACGGCATGCTGGCGCAGCTGCAATGTCTGCCGTGCGTGCCGGTTAACGAGCTGGCAAAAGAGAAGTTTCCGACGTACGTGCTGAAGGCGACCGCCGAAGTCGGGCATATGGCCGCTAACGCCGCGAACCCGGAGCGTATTACGGCAACCTGCCGCCGCGGCATTCTGGAAGCTGCCAATACCGGGATCCGCTGCATGATGCTGGCCGCGCTGGCCGTGCAGAACCGCGTTCACTCCAACCCGACTTTAGCCTCAACCGTTGACGCTATCAGCGGGCTGGGTGCTTCGATTGGCATCAGCTGAGGGCGCACGATGATTTCATTTGCGGCACACCTCAAGCGTCAGAGCCCCTCGATGTCATACGGGCATGGCTGGATTATGGGCGAGAACGGCAAGCGCTGGCATCCGGTACTGAGCCAGCAGGTAAAGGTAAAAGAGCAAAGAGGTAAAACATGGCTATCGAAGGCGATTCAATGCTGGTCGAGCTTACTGCCGGCCAACGGGTTTCGGCGCTGAATCACGTTGCCTTAATCCGCGCGCAGCTGATGGGCGGCAACTGTGAAAAAGATATGGCTCGTTTTTTCTCTGAAATGCGCGATGTGACAGACAGTAATTACCAGGACAACAAACGCGCGCTGAGCGCGATTTTCTTCCTGGCTGGCATCGGTAAGGACAGGCACGCCGCTGAATTTAGTGAACTGACTACTGATGAAAGAGCGGCGCTTATTCGTGCAATGAATCATCTAAAAGCAGTCGTGAGTTTATTTCCGAAGCGAATGGCTCTGCCTAATTAAATAACCCCAAGCAAATAAATGGCGTACACCCGCCGGGCATTCTTTTGCCCAAATTCTGGAGAAAGTGAAATGCGAAATATCGAGAAATTTAATTTTGACGCTGACACCGAGGCGCTGGCCGCAGTCATCACCAAGGCGCGCATTGAAGAGCGCAAAGACCGCGCGCTGGCCGTGTCTGAGCGCCTTGTTGAGCTGGCCGTGCACGTACATCAGCGAGGGCTTTCCGGCATCGAAGCTGCTGACCTGATCCGCCGCGAGGCAGAGCGTTATCAGAACGAATCGCAGGAGCTGCATTAATGGCCGACTCAATGGACATGGCGCAAGCGCGCGCCGAAGAGCTGCTGGCGCGCAATATTGCCAGTGTGGTTAATCGCCCGGTCAGCGTTGCGGCTTCATTCTGTGAAGACTGCGACGCCCCGATCCCTGAACAGCGCCGCCGCGCCGTGCGTGGCGTGACTCGCTGTGTCAGCTGTCAGGACATGGCGGAACGGTACGCGAAAGTTTCAAAAGGCGGTGCGGCATGAGCACCATTCTGAAATGGGCGGGCAGCAAGTCTCGCGTAATGCCTGAGCTGCTGGCGCACCTGCCAGCAGGTAATCGACTGGTCGAACCCTTCGCCGGTTCCTGCGCGGTGATGATGAGCACCGATTACCCTTCCTATCTGGTAGCGGATATTAACCCCGACCTGATCAACATGTACCGCCAGATAAAGGAGCACACCCGCCCCTTTATCGTTGTGGCGGCCAGCCTGTTCAATCAGAACACCACAGGCGAAAGTTATTATTCTGTCCGTGAGGCATTCAACCATAACCCGGCGTTACCCCTGCTGGAGCGCGCCGCGCACTTCCTGTACCTGAACCGCAACGGCTATCGCGGCCTTTGTCGCTATAACCGTCGCGGCGAGTTCAATATCCCTTTTGGTAATTACTCAAAACCCTATTTCCCGCTGGAAGAAATTGAGGCATTCGCGGAAAAGGCGCAGCGCGCGAAGTTTATCTGCGCCGACTTTCGCGAAACGCTGCGCCTGACTAAAGTTGGCGACGTGGTGTACTGCGATCCGCCGTATGACGGGACGTTTTCGGACTATCACTCGGCGGGCTTTGACAAGGATGAGCATCACGATCTGGTCAGCATGTTGCTCGGCGTCTCGGAGCGCTGTCCGGTTGTCGTTTCAAACAGCGATACCTTCTACACCCGCAGCATCCTGCGCGATTTCAACATTACAAAAATCAGCGTAGCCCGCTCTGTCGGCGTTGCCGCCGGTGAGGGCAAGCGAGCCTCGGAAATCATCGCCGTGCGCCGTCCACAGGAGGGCGCAGTATTTGTCGGCCTCGATATGGCCCATGGTCCTGATAAATCTGCTGTGGTTGAGGTGCATGGATGATCCACTTCCATGGCGGGCCTATTACTCCAGAGACGTGCGCATTGAAGGCATGGAAAGGCAGGCACGCATTTATCAGTTTCGCAAATCCAGGCCAGCTCATGCTGGCTTCGGAAGTCTGCCAGAGTTTTGCGCTTGATAATGGCGCGTTTAGTTTCTGGACGAAAAAGCGAGTTGTGAGCTGGGATTGCTATTACGAGTTTGTAGCGCGCTGGAAGAACCATCCCCGCTTTGCGTTTGCCATTATTCCCGACGTAATCGGCGGAAGCGGTGAAGAAAATGATGCGCTGTTAGCGGAATGGCCTCACGGAAAGGTTGTCGGCGTTCCGGTGTGGCACATGAATGAATCTGACGACCGCTTTATTCGCCTGTGCCATGAGTACCCGCGCGTCGCGCTGGGTTCGATGGGCGAATACGACGCGAGCAGACCAAAAGAATGTGCTGCGCGTCTCCGTGATTTGATCCGGCATGTTGTAGACGGTAACGGCTATCCGATTACTAAGCTTCACGGCCTGCGAATGCTCAACAAAGACCTGTTCAAGCGGGTGCCCCTTTCTTCTGCAGACAGCACGAACGTTGCGCGCAATATCGGTATTGATAAAGCCTGGAACAAAAGCGCCTATGCCCCGGCCAGTAAAGAAACCAGAGCGGCAGTGCTTGTTGAGCGTATAGAGTCCATGAACAGCGCCAGCTCGCTAAATTACGATGCGGAGCGGGATTTGTTCACGCCTCAACTGGCTTTTGAAATATGAGTGAGTCAGTTATCACAGATGCGTGGGCTTATGAATGGAATAAGCCGAAGCAGGCGCTGTCTAGTCCGTATCCTACCTATGAGGAAATGCACAGCCGCAGTCAGATGATTGCGGCTTTGGCGCGTGCGCAGGAATTACTGGAAAAGCAGCCGACGCTGATCCAGCTCGACGTTAAGCGCCGCGTCAGCGAGCTTGAAAAGACCCAGGGCATTGCCCGTGCCAATGCGTACTTAGCAAAAACTTTTGTTGAGCGCACATTGCCACGCGTTGAATGCGTCAATGAGCAGTACCGGCTAGGCGAAATGAGCAGCGGCACGTTTAACCTGCTGGCAGGTAACGCCGTTCAACAGACTGGCGCGGCCAGTGCGGCCGGCACGCTGTGGGAGCTGATGCGGCGCTTTAACCGCCTGCCCGATATGGCGCGCGCCGACGTCGATCTGCTGGCCGGGGATGTGGCTAATTTCATCCTCGCCGAGCTGGTACAGGCACACGCGCAGGCCAGCGACGAGTCGGATTACAAATACACGCACCGCGTTTACATGACCGCCGCCACTATCACCCGCGAGCTGAGCCAGACGCCGCCGCTGTGGGAAAAGGTAACATCCCGCCTGTTCGACCCGGAGGAAGTAACCCCGGCGATCATGCGCATGCAGACCGAAAAGTGGTGGAAGGGCCGCCTGCGCCGCGTCGCCGCGTCATGGCGTGAACACCTGCAGATTGCCCTGGCTAACGTCAGCAAAAAACACACCCCCTACGCCAGCAGCATGACCGTCTCAGAGTGGCGCGAGCAGAAGCGCCGCACCCGTGAGTTTCTGAAAGGCATGGAGCTGGAAGACGAGGAAGGCAACCGCATCAGCCTGATCGAGAAGTATGACGGCAGCGTAGCTAACCCGGCGATCCGCCGCTGCGAGCTGATGACCCGCATTCGCGGCTTCGAAAACATCTGCAACGAAATGGGCTTTATCGGCGAGTTCTACACGCTGACCGCCCCGGCGCGCTATCACGCCACAATCAAAACCGGTCATCGCAACCGCAAATGGAACGGTGCCAGCCCTGCCGACACTCAGCGCTATCTCTGCAGCGTCTGGCAAAAAATTCGCGCCAAGCTGCACCGCGAGGAAATCCGCATCTTCGGGATCCGCGTTGCCGAGCCTCATCACGACGCGACCCCGCACTGGCACATGCTGATGTTTATGCGTCCCGAACAGGTTGAGCGCGTGCGCGAGATTATGCGCGACTACGCCTGGCAGGAAGACAGCAGCGAGCTGACGACCGACAAGGCCCGCAAGGCCCGCTTTCACGCGGAGGCTATCGACCCGGAGAAGGGCAGCGCGACGGGCTACATCGCTAAGTACATTTCCAAAAATATTGACGGCTACGCGCTGGACGGCGAGACGGACGACGAAAGCGGCAAAGACCTGAAGGAAACCGCCTCGGCCGTTTCCGCCTGGGCGGCTCGCTGGCACATCCGACAGTTCCAGTTTGTGGGCGGCGCGCCGGTGACGGTTTACCGCGAGCTGCGCCGCATGGCAGACAGCGAAACAGCCCACGGCCTCAGCGTTGAGTTTGCGGCCGCGCATGACGCCGCCGACGCGGGAGACTGGGCAGGATACGTTAATGCACAGGGCGGGCCGTTTGTGCGCCGCGACGAGCTGGCCGTGCGCACCTGGTATCAGGCCAGCGAAGACGTGAACGAGTACGGCGAGGAAACCGTGCGCATCAAGGGCGTTTACGCAACGGAAGTTGGTGAAGATACTCCGATCCTCACTCGTCTGGCGCAGTGGAGGATTGTGCCGAAACGTGCCGTTGATTTGGGTTTTGAATTTAAGGGCGCGTCCGCGTCCTCTCGGAGTTCTGTCAATAACTGTACGGGGGGTTTGAGATCTGAGGATTCGAACCCGCCGGAAAGTTTCGACAATATCGACCTGAACGGCATGAGCAGACGAGAAAAACGGCAGCTGCTGAGCCGGATCAGGGCGCAAGAGCCAGAAAAAAGACATCGGCAGCTGAGGCGGTCGGACAAAATCGAGGCCGCGTGCGATAACGTGATAGGCCAGGTGAAGGATTTATGCGGTGAAACCATTAGTCGCGGGCTGGCCGTGCGCCTGATTGGCGGCACGCAGACGAAAATTGCTGGCCGACTGTTTCGCAGCTCTGCATATGGTGAGTTAGTGAGGCCTCATGCTGGACCTAAAAATTATGAAATTCTGGAGCGAATAGGGCGCTTAGCTCGTGCCTCTAAGGATGCGAAAGAAGCCAATTAACGTCCTAAATTCAAGAGCCTGCTTTCAGATAAAGTCTTATTGACCATAAAAAATCATTTCACATTTGGAAATTCGTAATATACTGTATGCATAACCAGTTGTTCATTGTGCGGAGGGATTATGCGAGACTATTTTTTGGAGTCAATGAAGCTCCAGCGTATTGATTTATTTATGAAACTTGTTGCGGCAAGTGATTGCAGTGAAGATGAGAAACAGCTCGCGATTCAGTGGGTTTCAGAGCTGACTGATGAGCTGATGCGTAAGGTAAGAAGCCACGAATATTCACGATCTATACAAGTATCTGAATAATTAGGGGGGAGACTATGCGCGTTGAAATTATGCTTGATAAAAATCAAAAACTAAGCCAGTCAGTGATTGAAGCTTTTCATGACGAGATAAACAGGCGCGTAGTGGCGCTTTACCCCGAAGCAGTAGTGCGGGTACGGCAAGGAAGCCACACAAGAATAGAAATGCCTGGCTTTAAACTCGACGAGGACAGGCGGCGGCTAAATGATCTGCTTCAGAACGTCTGGGAAGATGACAGCTGGCTACACTGATAACCGTGCAGACGTCAAAAGCTTGATTTTGACGGCGGCAGGGTTGAACAACGAGCGAGCGAGGCGTTAGGTTATGGGGGGACGAGACTCTGAATTTCAGGTTGTTTACCGTGGTGAAACCCTCCCATATTTCCGTTCAGGTGGATGGGTTATGTTTCAACGGTCGCGCGAGTGTGGCGGCGGTTTCTGGCTAGGGCAGACTTTCGAAAATGCGTTTATTTTTGGCCGGCAGTTTCCCCTGACTTACCGGGAGGCTCTTCTGCTTGCCATGGATTTCACCAGGCGAAAAGTTGAAGTGCCAGAGTCAGAGCCTGATGACCAGTTGCCCCTGTTTTGATATTGCCCGGCACTGCATGACTATGCCGCATGAATTCGCATGATCCCGAAAGGATCGTTTATGCCCCGGCCCGCCAGTAATGGCGGGCTTTTGCTTATGTCATGCACCTGCATGAAAACCACTACATAAAGCGGGCAGGCGTGGCGGGGGTACGAGCGCGCGCTAAGCGTTAAGGTTGATGAGATAATGAAATTTATAAGGTTGCAATGTATAGGCAGGTTAAGCATTATTTATGATAATAAAAAAGGTCATAAGAAGCTTTAAGGGAACGGGATGTTTAATATAAACAGCAAGATAGATTTGCCACTGGCCAGCATCTTCACAGTGATATTGTTTATTTCAGCATATGCATTCAGCCTAGGGGAGTCGGTTTTTTTTGGTTATCCATTCTATTATGTAACCTTAGATATAGGTAATGCGATAAACATAAGCCTAAAATTATTATTATATTACGGAATTATATTTACAGGTGCTATTGTAGCTCTTGCCTGTGATCCTAAGAATAAAAAGATCCCTATTATCTTCATTACATCAGCAATTATAGTTTTAAAGATAATATCAATGCTGATGTTTTACTTTAAGGGTGGCGTTAGTTTATATGTGTATGCTAACACAGGAAGCACAACGCTTATCTCATGGCTTGCTGTATTGATGGCAATAGCCACATTTAAAAAAAGAGATGAGAAGTTTTATATCGAATTCAGAAATTTAATAATAACTTTATTTTTATTTCTTTTATCTAGCTTTTTGTGTGGAATAAATTACCATAGTTCATTCAAAGCTAAAATATGGGAAACAGTAGATCATAAATACTTGGTGGGCGAATATAAAGGTAATTTTCTTCTTATTCACTGTATTAACGGTAGGAGTCATTTCACTTTGGAGGAAATGAAGGGGCAGGAATTTATAGTTTCAGATATTAATAGCGCAAGAGCAGTCGTTTTAAGATGCAAAAAATAAAAGGCTGCAATTGCAACCTTTTATAAAAATTAGTCAGATAACTTGTAGGTAGAGAAGCGAATGATATTGTCTCCAAGCCAGTTATTTAACTCTTCGAAACGCTTTTGCAGTGGTATAAGCTCGTTGCGAACAAACACGCGGCTGGCCTTCTCCACATCACCGAACCCTCCAGTGTTGTTCGGGATAATTCCCATCATCTGCGGCGGCACCCGGTGCGCGGCCAACATGTCATCGCGGCTCACGTTCTTGATATTCAGAAACTCATCCTTTGCTGCAACCTCTGACAGCGGGATGATCTGAATACCATCCTTTTTGCCGCTCGGCGAGTACATGAACAGGTTGCGGAAGTTGCCTGGACCTTTCGCGCTCTTCATTGCCTTACGCATGGCGTCCACATCTTCCTGATTCTGTGCGGGGTCAGTAACGTACATAATGTAACCCGCATGGCTGCCGTTGAGGTAATACTTGCGGCGGAACAGTGTTGCCGACTCGTTCAGCAGCGTGGACGGGATGGCAGACAGATATTCCGGCAGGCCGTAAACTTCCTGATTCAGATCCGGCTCCATCAGGTGAAAGACGTTGCCTGGGGTGAACTGATAAGGCTGCGTGCTCAGGCCGTATTGCACAAACCAGTAGGTATCGAGATCGGTTCCGCGCCGCGTAAACTTCGCCAGGGCAGGCTCGAGCCCAATCACCCCGCCGAGGCGGTTGGTACGCTTCTCCAGATAGGCATTGCCGAATACCAGATAGTCCTGCACAAACCGGCTGAATGCCTGCTGGCTCAGCAGCGGGTGCGGGATAAACGAGCTGGTCAGAATGTTGCGCTTTACGTTGAGCGGCGAGCTGTGATGCACGGCCGCGCGGAACGTGCGCGCCAGCCCGTCAAAACTCACCGGCGGTTCATACCAGCGATCGTTAATGACGCACTCCACGTAGTCGAGCAGCTCGCGGCGGTCCAGTACCGGCACCGGGTCGCCGAAGGTAAAAGCCTCTGCCGCCGCGCCGCCGGTCATCTGCTGCTGCACGGGCTGGGTGCGCGTGCGGTTCCTGCGTTTGCTCATCAGTAAATCTCCATAATGTTGCGGCTGTGGGCGGATTCGCCCTGCAGCGGTTCGTTTGCCAGCGCGTGCATCGTCGCCCAGGCGAGATCGGCGTGGCTTGCCTCTTCGCTGCGGCTGGCTTCGTAGGTCGGTCGGTTGCCGCTGGCCGTGGTGGCGCGGCGGATTGCCATAAATGACTGTGCGATGTCGAGGTGCCCGGCATCGAACTCCAGACGGCCGCTGCTGATGATGTCGAACGCCTTCAGCACCAGGGCGTTTTTCACGTTCGGGTTGTAGACGAACTCTTTCACCGCCGGGAAAAACATTTTCACGTTTTCATAGACGCCGAGGCCGACGCCGGTGGAGTCGATGCCGATATAGGTGACGTTATATTGCTGCGTGAGCTTTTTGATGGACTCGGCCTGCGCGCGGAAGTCCATACCGCGCCACTGGTGGCGCTCCAGAATGCGGAACTTACCGCCCGGCACGGCGGGCGGCGCGATAACCACGCACCCGGCGCTGTCACCATTCTGCGTGCCCTTCGCCGGGTCATAACCGATCCAGACCTCGCGCCAGCCGAACGGGCGCAGCGCCAGCGCCTCGAAGTCGTTCCAGACTTCCCAGCTGTCTACCATGCACTTCTGCAGCAGCTGCAGCGGGAACACGGACGCCAGGTCGTCCACGAATTCGCACATCAGCAGGTTCTGATATTCCGGCGGGCTGTACTCCAGGCGCAGCTGGTCGAGGTCGAACAGGTTACAGCCGCCGCGCACGGCGTCCTCAACCGTGACAATCTGGCGGAACTGGCCATCATCGCAGAAGCGGCCCGGCGACAGGTTGCCGTGGGTCAGGTCGATGTCCACGCGGTCCGCCTTAGCGCGCCCACGGTTGAAGAGCGCGCCGGACCAGAACGGATAGGCGCTGTGCGTCAGGCTGGACGGGGTGGAAAAGTAGGTCTGCCTCCATTTCTTGTGCAGGGCCATGCCGGACGCCACCTTGCGCAGCTCCTGAAACTTCGGGATCCAGAAATATTCATCCAGGTAGAGATTGCCGTGATAGCTCTGCGCGGTGCGGGCGTTGGTGCCGAGGAAGTACAGGCATGCGCCGTTGCTGAGCGTCATCGGGTCGCCTTTCAGCTCTACATCCACCTCTTTGGCGAACTCCATGATGTACTGCTTGAAGACGTGCGCCTGCGCCTTGCTGGCTGAGAGAAAAATCTGGTTGCGCCCGGTGGTCAGGGCATCGATCAGCGCCTCGCGGGCAAAATAAAACGTCGCGCCGATCTGACGGGATTTAAGCACGTTGCGGATGCGGTGCTTGTTGCCCGCATCCCACCACTGGCGCTGATAGCCGAACATTGAGCCGTGGAAAATCTCCTGCAGCTTTTCGATCTGCTCGTCGCTGAATACGTTCTTTTCCGGTGGCTTGCGTGGGCCGCTGTTTCGGTTTGCCACCTTCGGGTTAAGGTCCGCCTCGTTCCCGCCGTTGCTGAACTTGCCGATGCGGGCGTGGCGCTCGGACTGGCGCGCCAGCAGGTCAATTTCCTTGTAGTCCTTCCCTTCTTTCGTCTCCTTCATGACCAGCTGACAGTAGCGCGCGGCGGTGGTGAGCTGCATCTGGTCAAGCGGGCCGTAGTCGCCCCACTTGTCGCGCTTCTTCCAGCTGTGAACGGTTGCGGGTTTCTCTCCCAGCATTTCAGCAATGCGGGTGATACGGTATCCCTGAAAGTACAGGAGCAAGGCCTGCCTGCGGGGATCGAGGTCTTCGGGGGCGAGTGTCGTTGTCATGGCCCCAAAATACGGCCCCTGCGGTCCCTTTTCCGCCGCCCCTCATTGTGTGGTTTTCCGCACAATGGCCCCGCGTTGTTTCGATACCCCTCCCGCCGCAAACATAAGGCCTCACAGAGTTTTTCTAACCGGAGCCTGAACAATGGCAAAGAAAGCGAAGCGTTTCCGCATCGGGGTGGAAGGTGCCACCACAGACGGGCGCAACATCGAGCGCAGCTGGCTTGAGCAGATGGCGGCAAATTACGACCCGGCTGTGTATACCGCCGTCATCAACATGGAGCATATCAAGGGCTATACGCCTGACAGCCCGTTCCGTCGTTTCGGCGTTGTGGATGCGCTGGACACTGAAGAGGTCCAGGACGGGATGCTTAAGGGCAAGCTCGGTCTGTTCGCCACGATTACCCCGTCTGATGACCTGATCGATATGACCGGCAAAATGCAGAAGCTGTTTACCTCAATGGAGGTCAGCCTGAAGTTTGCCGACACCGATGCACCATATCTTGTTGGCCTAGCTGTCACTGACGATCCGGCGAGCCTCGGCACCGAAATGCTGGCGTTCAGCGCGTCGGCGGAAAAGAACCCGCTGGCAAACCGCAAGCAGCACCCGGACAACCTCTTTACCGCCGCCACCGAAACCGAGATCGAGCTGGAAGACGTGCCGGAGGAAAAGCCCGCCCTGTTTACCCGCATCAAGGCGATGTTTGCCAAACAAAAGCAGACCGATGACGACCGTTTCAGCGACGTGCATCAGGCGGTCGAGCTGATTGCCAGCGAGCAGCAGAACTATGGCACCCGCACCGATAGAACGCTGAGCGAGCAGGCCGAGCGCCTGAGCCAGCTGGAAAGCAGCCTGCAGTCGCAGCTGGATGATCTGTCGGCGCAGAAGGAAGCCTTTAACGAACTCAAAGAGCAGCTGGAGCGCGCAGACAGCCGCCCCGACTACCGCCAGCGCGCACCGGGCGGCGATGCGCCGGCCGCTCACCTGACCAACTGCTAAGGAGCAGTACACCCCATGAAAAAACAGACCCGTTTTGCCTTTAACGCCTACCTGAGCCAGCTGGCGCGCATCTATTCCGTGGAGATTGCGGAGCTTTCCAGCAAGTTCAGCGTGGAGCCGTCCGTGGCGCAGACGCTGGAGGACACCATCCAGCAGAGCACCGCGTTTCTGACGCTGGTTAACGTTATCGCCGTATCCGAACAGTCCGGCCAGCTGCTGGGCCTCGGCGTCGGCAGCACCATCGCGGGCACTACCGATACCAGCTCTAAGGACCGCGAGCCGACCGATCCAACGGCGATGACCGACACCGAGTACAAGTGCGAGCAGACCAACTTCGACACGGCCATTACCTACGCGAAGCTGGACATGTGGGCGAAGTTTCAGGACTTCCAGACCCGCATCCGCGACGCCATCGTGAAGCGCCAGGCGCTGGACCGCATCATGATCGGCTTCAACGGCGTGAAGCGCGCCAAAACCTCTAACCGCGCAGAGAACCCGCTGCTGCAGGACGTCAACAAAGGCTGGCTGCAGAAGCTGCGCGAAGACGCCCCGGACAACGTGATGGGCAGCACCACCAAAGACGGCGAAACCACCGCCGGATCGGTGAAGGTCGGCAAAGGCGGCGCATATCTCAACCTGGACGCGCTGGTCATGGATGCGGTTAACGAGCTTATCGATCCCATCTTCCAGGACGATGACGAAATGGTGGTTATCTGCGGGCGCGAGCTGCTGTCTGACAAGTATTTCCCGCTGGTCAACAACGAGCAGGCCAATACCGAAAAGCTTGCCGCCGATCTCATCATCAGCCAGAAACGTATGGGCGGCCTGCAGGCGGTGCGCGCGCCGTACTTCCCGGCTAATGCCCTGCTGATCACCCGTCTGGATAACCTGTCGATTTACTGGCAGGAGGACACCCGCCGCCGCTCGGTTATCGACAATCCGAAGCGCGACCGCATCGAGAACTACGAGTCGGTTAACGAGGCGTACGTGGTGGAGGATTACCGCTGCGCCGCGCTGATCGAAAACATTACCATCGGCGACTTTAGCGCGCCCGCTGATGCCGATGCCGGAGCGTAAACCATGAGCCTGAGTCCCGCACGGCAGCACCGCCTGCGCGTTCAGGCTGAGCAGGCCGCCCGCACGGGCGGCTCTGCCCGGCACGCGAACGGCTACGAGCTGATGCTGATGCAGCTGGGTGAAGACCGCCGCCGCCTCAAGGGCATTCAGTCCAACGTCAAAAAAGCCGAAATCAAGGTAGAAGTGCTGCCGAAATATGCCGCCTGGGTAGACGGCGTGCTGGCCGCCGACGGCGCGCAACAGGATGACGTGCTTATGTACGTGATGCTGTGGCGCATTGACGCCGGGGATTATGCCGGGGCGCTGGCCGTTGGCCGCCATGCCCTTAAGCACGGCTGGTCTATGCCGCAGGGGTTTAACCGAAACGTGCAGACCCTGCTGGCCGAAGAGATGGCCGACGCCGCTAAAAATGCCCTGATGGCAGAAAGCGACTTTGATCCTGCCCTGCTGATGCAGACGCTGGAGGCAACTGACGGGCTGGATATGCCGGACCAGTCGCGCGCCCGCCTGCATAAGTCCATCGGCTACGTGCTCACCGGCAGCCAGCCCCAGATGGCCCTGAATCATCTTAAGCAGGCGCTGCAGCTCGACGAGCGCTGCGGCGTGAAAAAAGACATTGAGCAGCTGGAGCGGAAAATCCGCAACGCCAGCTGATAACCGGACGTGCCCACGCGCGGGGCGGCACGGGGTGGCGACAGGCTGGGCCTTATCAAAACCCCGTCCACCGCCCAACCTTTTCAGGAGTATCAAGGCTATGGAATTTGTAGCGCCGCAGAAGGCGACGGGAACGCCGGAAATTATCCCCAACAACTCGTTCTGGCCGGACGTCGATCTGGCGAAGTTCAGAGCCGCAATGCGCGTAGACGGCACCGTGACGCCGGAGCGCTTAAAGCAGGTGGTGCTCACCGCGATGGCGGAGGTCAATACCGAGCTTTATTCATGGCGCGAGCGGCAGGAGCTGCGCGGGTTTAACACCCTGGCCGACGTGCCGGCGGAGAAGCTGGCCGGTGAGAGCGTGCGCCTGCATCACTACTTTAACGCGGTGTGGTGCTGGACCCGTGCAGTGCTTAACGAGCGCTATCAGGACTTTGACGCGACCGCAGCAGCGACGAAGCGCGGCGAGGAGCTGGCCGACACGACCGGCGACCTGTGGCGGGATGCGCGCTGGGCCATCAGCCGCGTGCAGAACCTGCCGCACAGCACCGTGGAGCTTATCTGATGAAAGTGCGTGCGCAGCAGTACGACACGGTGGACGCGATCTGCTGGCGTCACTACGGGCGCACGCAGGGCATGACCGAGCAGGTTATACGGGCGAATCCGGGGCTGTCTGAGTATGGCCCCATCCTGCCGCACGGGCTGGAAGTGGAGCTGCCGGACGTGACAACGACGGCAACCGTGCAGGCCGTCCAGCTTTGGGACTGAACTATGTGGGAAAAAATCAGCACCTTTATCACCTGGTGCGTGGCGGTAGTGATGGCGTGGCTGGGTGGCCTGGATCTGAAGGACGTTTCTACCGTGGCCGGTGTCTTCATCGGCCTGCTGATGGCGCTCATCAGCTGGTACTACAAGCACAAAACCTACCTGCTGCTGGCAAGCGGGCGCATCACGCGGGAGGAGTATGAATCTGCAAACCGTTAAGCGCTGCGCCGTGGGCGTGGTGCTGGCTCTCGCCGCCACGCTGCCCGGCTTTCAGCAGCTGCATACCTCCGTGGAGGGGCTGAAGCTCATCGCGGACTATGAGGGCTGCCGCCTGCAGCCGTACCAGTGCAGCGCCGGCGTCTGGACCGACGGGATCGGCAACACGCGCGGCGTGATGCCGGGGAAAACCATCACCGAGCGGCAGGCAGCGGGCAACTTCATCACCAACGTGTTACGCGTCGAGGCGGCACTGGCGCGCTGCGTGGCGGTATCAATGCCGCAGCAGGTTTATGACGCGCTGGTGTCGCTGGCGTTCAACGTCGGCACCGGCAACGCCTGCGGATCAACCATGGTGGCGCTGCTGAAACAGGGGCGATGGCGTGATGCCTGCGGGCAGCTGCCGCGCTGGGTGTACGTAAAAGGCGTATTTAATCAGGGGCTGGATAACCGCCGCCAGCGTGAAATGGCGTGGTGTCTCAGGGGGGCGGGCGCATGAAGCGGGTGCTGCTGGCAGCAGCGCTTGCCCTTCTCATGCTGGCCGCGCTCGGCGTGCAGTCATGGCGGCTCAGCAATGCGCATCACACCATCAGCACGCAGCAGGCGGCGATTGCGGACCAGGGCAAAAAGCTGTCGCAGAAGAACGGCCAGTTGATCGCCCTGAACATTCTTACGCAGACGAACAGCCAGGCGCAGACGCAGCTTTATGCCGCCGCCGAGCAAAACGGCAAGCTGCTGCGCGACCGGCAACGCACCATTGAGGAGCTTAAACGTGAAAATGAAGACCTGCGCCGCTGGGCTGATTCCCCTTTGCCTGATCCTGTTGTCCGGTTGCGCCAGCGACCGGCCCTCGCCGGAGGTGAATCTTACCGTGAGTGGCTGTCCCAAAATCACCCGCTGCCAGCTGGACCCGGCCTCGCCGCGAAGTAACGGCGATCTGAATGCCCTGCTGGATGAAACCGAGGCCGCCTGGGCGGCGTGCGCGGACAAGGTCGATACCATTATCAGCTGTCAGGAAAAAGACGATGAACAAGCCGCAGTCCTTGCGAAGCGCCCTGAATAAAGCCGTGCCCTACGTGGCGGAGAATCCCGACCGGCTGCACCTGTTCGTGGATAACGGCTCGCTGGTCGCCACGTCCGCCGCGTCGATCTCATGGGAATACCGCTACACCCTGAATGTGGTGATTACCGACTTTACCGGCGACCAGAACCTGCTGATGGCCCCGGTAATGTTCTGGCTGCGGGAAAATCAGCCGGACGCCCTGCAGAATCCCGGCGAGCGGGAAAAACTTTTCACCTTTGAGGCCGACATCCTCGGCAATGACCGCTGCGACATCAGCATGAACCTGAAGCTGACCGAGCGGGTGCTGGCGCGGGAGGTGGACGGGAAAATGACGGTCGAGGCCATACCGGAGCCGGACGTGCCGGAGGAGTTCTGGACGGCGCGCCATGGCTGAACTGCATGAGGTTGACGCCTGGCTGGATTCGCTGCTGGCGCAGCTTGAACCGTCGGGCAGAAAAAGGATGCTGCGTGAGGTCGCGCATGACGTGCGCCGCATCCAGCAGGCGAACATTACTGCGCAGCGCGCCCCGGACGGCACCGCATGGGAACCCCGCCGCGCCACGGCCCGCACGAAGCCGGGCCGGATCCGGCGCAAGATGTTTGCGAAGCTCAAAACCACAAAGTACCTGAAGGCGCAGGCCAGCGCCGATCAGGCTGAAATTGCGTTTGCGCCTGCCGTGCAGAAGCTGGCCCGCGTGCATCACTACGGCCTGCGCGACCGGGTAAACCGGCGCGGCACGATGGTCAAATATGCGAAGCGCCCGCTGCTGGGCGTGAATGGCGAAGTTGAAACGACGGTTTATGAGGCGTTACTGCGTTGGTTGAGTCAATGAGTTAGTAGGTAAAATTAACTGAAGCTGAGACATGATAATTGGTAGATATTATTATCATTAATTCAATTCCGTTATCGGTGGTAAGTTCTAGCAGACATGGATAACACTCATACCAAAGAAGTACTGCGGCGCTTGATAGTCACTCATTCAAATATTAATTGTAATTAGAATATAGCTTGGCAGGAATAAAAGTGAGGCTTTTCAGCCTCACTAAAATCATATGATCATTAAAGACTCAATCCTTAATTGATCTGATTCGTAATTAACATTAAAGCATTTTTTTAAAGAGTTGCGCCATTCAACTTTCATAATTCGCATATCGCTAGATTTTTTTTCCAAAGCCTTTTTTAACTCACACGATTCATTATAATCACTGATCTTACTTTCGAATTCTTCGGATTTAAATAACGTAAGTATTCTTAACGCTTCATCTCTGCAGTTGCAATATTTTTCATACTCACCTGCCCGTATATATAACTTGCTATACAGTCTATCAAAGCCATAAGGCTTATAGTCAGCCTTCTTAAGTGCCTCTTCAAAATCTGGCCAGTCTACGGGCTCATTCTTTTTCAATGCGTTGAGAAAAACTGTCAGGGGTTCTTGTTCTAGAAAGCTTAATATCCTGCCATCTGTTATTGCTTCGAGCATGCCAGAAACATTAGTTACCAAAGCCGAAGCGGTGGAGTCTAACTCTTCAAGCTTTTCTTTTAATCTTAGACACAAATCTTGCCATTGAGCACGGATAGATTCTAACTCTTTATCACAGTCACAGATACTTAGAGGGAGTTTTTTAGTTAATTCATAAAAATAAAACAGCCTGTCAAAATACATATTCTCCTTTGTCCCGGACAAGCGAAGCACATCAACATTATTTTCATTAGAATTAATGCTATCAATTCTAGCCTGATTTATCATCGCAATTAAATGACAATGCAATTTATCTGTTGGCATAACCTCGACTACTTCTTGCAAATTTTTTATTTCTTTTTCCATAGGACTCCCCTTACTTTTCAAAAAAATTGTGCCATCAACCATACACAGTCTCAAGGTTCATTTTCGGTCATAAAAGTCTGATCTTTATAAGATGAACACACAAATCATCGAAATCATGCGCCTCATCACCAACCTGATCCGCACCGGCACCGTGTCCGAGGTGGACCCGGTGAACTGGCTGTGCCGGGTGAAAACGGGCGACATCGAAACCAACTGGATTAACTGGCTCACCACGCGCGCCGGCAGCACCCGCACATGGTGGAAACCCACCGTTGGCGAGCAGGTTGTGCTGCTGAGCCTGGGCGGCAATCTCGAAACCGCGTTTGCGCTGCCGGCCGTCTATTCTGACGCCTTCCCGCCGCCGGACTACTCAGAAAACGGCGCGACAACCGTGTTTCAGGACGGCGGCTGGTTTCAGTACGAGCCGGAAACCGGCCAGCTGCTGATAAAGAACATCAAAAGCGTGCGCATAGAAGCGGCAGACGGTATCCAGCTCATCACTGAGCAGTTTGGCGTGGACGCTGACCAGACCCGGATCAACAGCGAAACCGTGATGAACGGTGCGGTGACGCAAGGTGGCGGCGGCATGAGTTCAAACGGCGTCGTGGTGCATACCCATCTACACGGCGGCGTGAAGTCCGGCGGCGATATTTCAGGAGGTCCGCAATGATGTATCTCGGCATGAACCGCGACACCGGCGAGGCGATCACCGACATCGATCACATTCGGCAGAGCATACGGGACATTCTGATGACGCCGGAAGGCAGCCGCCTGCAGCGCCGGGATTACGGCTCGCTGCTGTCGGTGCTGATTGACCAGCCACAAAACGACGTGATCCGCCTGCAGGTGATGGCGGCGGTGTATACCGCGCTCAGCCGCTGGGAGCCGCGCATCAGGCTGAACACCGTCAACATTACCAGCGCCTTCGATGGCTCAATGGTGGTTGAACTGACCGGCCAGCGGGATGACGGCTCGCCGGTTGCCATGTCTGTTTCAACGGGGGTGAACAGTGGCAGTAATTGACCTTTCCCAGCTGCCCGCGCCTGAAGTGATTGAGGTGCCGGACTTTGAAACCCTGCTGACCGAGCGCAAAGAGGCGCTGATCGCGCTCTATCCGACGGAGGAGCAGGAGGCGGTGCGCCGCGTGCTGGCGCTGGAGTCCGATCCGATGGTGAAGACGCTGCAGGAAAACACCTACCGGGAAATCCTGCTGCGCCAGCGTATCAACGATGCGGCGCAGGCGGTCATGGTGGCCTACGCGCTCGGCAGCGATCTGGACCAGCTGGCCGCAAACCATAACGTGCAGCGCCTGACCGTGACCCCGGCTGACCCTGACGCAGTGCCGCCTGTCGATGCCGTGATGGAAACCGACGATGCCCTGCGCGTGCGCGTGCCGGAGGCGTTTGAGGGGCTGAGCGTGGCCGGGCCGACGGCGGCCTATGAGTTTCACGCAAAGAGTGCGGACGGCCGCGTCCAGGACGTGTCGGCAACCAGCCCGTCACCGGCCAGCGTCGTGATCACCGTCCTGAGCCGTGAAGGCAACGGCGAAGCGGCGGCAGATTTGCTGGCTACAGTGAACACCGCGCTGAACGCGGAAACGGTGCGGCCCGTAGCGGACCGCGTCACCGTGCAGGGCGCGACCATTCATGACTACAGCGTGAAGGCAAAGCTGCACCTGTTTGATGGCGTGGCGGCCGGTCCCTGCCTTGAGGCGGCAAACGCGCAGCTTGCCGCTTACCTCACCGAGCAGAAAAAGCTGGGCCGCAGCGTGCGCCGGGAGTCCTACGGGGCGGTGCTGCGCGTGCCCGGCGTGGACTGGGTGGAGATGATCGAACCGGCGGCGGACATCATCCTGGACCGCACGGCGGCGGGTAACTGCACCGGCACGGACATTTCAGTGGCGGCTGACGAGGTGCTGACATGAGCAACAGCAGCCTGATGCCGTCCGGCTCGTCCGCGCTGGAGCGCCGCCTGGCGGAAGCCTGCAGCGGCATTACCGGCCTGAACGTGCCCCTGCGCGACCTGTGGAACCCGGCAACCTGCCCGGTCAGCTTTCTGCCGTATCTCGCCTGGGCGTTTTCGGTGGACCGATGGGACGAAGGCTGGGCGGAAAGCGTCAAGCGGCAGGTGGTGCTCGATGCGTTCTATATCCATCAGCACAAGGGAACCATCAGCGCTATCCGGCGCGTGGTGGAGCCGTTCGGGTTTCTGATCCGCGTTATTGAGTGGTGGAAAACCGGAGAAGCGCCCGGCACGTTTCGTCTGGACATCGGCGTGCAGGACCAGGGCATTACGGAAGAAACCTATCAGGAGCTGGAGCGGCTCATCAGTGACGCCAAACCCTGCAGCCGTCACCTGCTGGGCATGTCCATCAACCTGCAGGTGAGCGGCGAAATGCGCATAGCCGCCGCGAGCTACGACGGTGACGATCTCTCGATTTACCCGTACACCCCGGAAATTCTTTCCGTCAGCGGCCCGACGTATGCGGGCGCGGCGGTTCACGTTATCGACCTGATGGAAGTCGGACAATGACACAAAAATTTTACGCAATCGTGACCAACCTCGGCGCGGCCAAAATTGCCAACGCCGCCGCGCTCGGCACAAAACTGAATATCACGCAGATGGCCGTGGGCGACGGCGGCGGCACGCTGCCCACGCCGAACGCCAGCCAGACAAAGCTGGTAAACGAGGTGCGCCGGGCGGCCATCAATACGCTGAGTATCGATGCCACCAATGCCAGCCAGGTGATCGCCGAGCAGGTGATCCCCGAAACGGAGGGTGGATTCTGGATCCGGGAAATGGGGCTGTTTGATGCGGAGGGTACGCTGATTGCGGTCTGTAACACGCCGGAAACCTACAAGCCCGCCCTGCAGGAAGGCAGCGGCCGCACGCAGACCGTGCGGATGCTCATCATCGTGAACAGCACGGACGCTATCACCCTGAAGATTGATCCGGCCGTGGTGCTGGCAACGCGGCAGTATGTTGACAGCAAGGTGAGCCAGGCCGTGATCGAGGTCAGGCAGTACGCGGACGATCTGATGGCAAAGCATATTGCAGCGGCAGACCCGCACAAGCAGTATGCGCCCAAAGACAGCCCGCTGTTTACCGGCACGCCCAAAGCCCCGACGCCAGCGACGGGCAACAACTCAACGCTGCTTGCCACGACCGCCTTTGTGCAGGCGGCCATCGCGCAGCTGGTCGCGTCCTCCCCGGAGGCGCTGGACACGCTGAACGAGCTGGCCGCCGCGCTGGGCAACGACCCGAACTTTGCTACCACAATGACGAATCAGCTTGCCGCGCGCGCGCTGCTTGCGGGCAACGTCAATCAGCAGTTTTCCGTCAAAGACGCCACGCTTGACGGCCATGCAGTCAATCGCGGGCAGATGAACACCGCGCTGGCACTGCGCGCCCTGCTGGGCGGTTCTGCTACGCAAAAGTTTCTGGTGCTGAGTGCGCCGACGGATAGCAACGCCGCCGTGCCGGTTTCGCTGCTGAATGACGGGCTGAGTAAAAAGGCGAACCTGAACGGCAATGACCAGACGGATTTTTACGTTCGCAATAACGGTGAAACCAACGCCGCTGTCAGCAATGCGCGCCTGAACTTCGTGCTGGGAAACTATGCCTATAAAGGCGGGGATGCAAATCAGGGCTTTGCCGTGGCGGGCGGTACGGGTGCTAACAGTGCCGTCGCCTACGGGCAGTTCCAGGCGGGCACTAACGGAAATGGTGCCTGGATTAAGCTGCCGAACGGCGCACAGTGGTGCCGTCAGAACCTGAGTATTCCGGCAAAAACCAACGTCATCTGGACATACCCGGCAGGCTTTGCGGCCCCGCCGGCCATATTCATAACCGGCATTAACGGCGATCCGGCGGTATGGTCAACCGGCGTCGGTGCGGGCAACGCCGGTATCTATAACAACAACGATGCGGCCCTTAACGTTAACCTTCTGGCAATCTGGTGATGAGCATGAGTGAACAGGAAAATTTAGCAGCTGAGCAGAGCGAGGCGGATCAGATTCTGCCGTTTGAGAAGCGTTACTTTGTGTCGGTGAATGCCGGTCACTACATCGACGGGATGATGATTGCCTTCAGCCAGGCGGACGCAGAGAACTATTCCGCCATGGAGCTGGCCGAGCTGACCCAGGCGCAGTTTGAATCGGTCGGTCAGGACTGCCAGCTTATCGGCGGCGAGATAGTAAAAGGGCCGCCTATGGTGCCTGAACTCAGCACGCAGGCGAAGCAGGCCATCCTTGCCGCCCGTCTGCGCGAGGCAACGCAAAAAGTGCAGATGCTGCAGGATGCGGTTGATCTGGATATGGCAACGGATGAGGAAAAGGCGCAGCTGACGGCGTGGAAGAAATACCGCGTCCTGCTGAGCCGTGCGGATGCGGAAGCGCAGTCGCCGGAAGAGTGGCCGCAGCCCCCGGTGTGACAGGATGAGCGCCCGCCGGGGCGCTTTTTTTACGCTGTTCCTTGTGTGATTTTCCACACAATGCCCGCAGGGTGCGCCCGCGCCCGCCACCTTTCACCATAGCGGAACCCCTTTACAGGAGAACCGCCACATGGCTCAGGATTATCACCACGGCGTGCGCGTTGAGGAAATCAACGAGGGCACCCGAACTATTACCACCGTCAGCACGGCAATCGTCGGTCTGGTCTGCACCGGCGACGACGCCGACGCGGCAACCTTTCCGCTCAACCGCCCGGTACTGCTGACCGACGTGCTCACCGCCAGCGGCAAGGCTGGCGAGTCCGGCACGCTGGCCCGCTCGCTGGACGCCATTGCCGACCAGTCCAAGCCCGTCACCGTCGTTGTGCGCGTGCCGCAGGGCGAAACCGAGGCGGAAACCACCGCTAACATCATCGGCGGCGTGACCGATGGCCAGCGCACCGGCATGAAGGCGCTGCTGGCCGCGCAGGCCGTCTGTGGCGTCAAGCCGCGCATTCTCGGCGTGCCGGGACATGACACGCAGGCCGTTGCGACCGAGCTGCTGAGCGTGGCGGAGAGCCTGCGCGGCTTTGCCTACCTGTCGGCCTACGGCTGCAAAAGCGTAGAAGAGGCCATTGCCTACCGCGCCAACTTCAGCCAGCGCGAAGGGATGCTTATCTGGCCTGACTTCATCAACTTTGACACCGTGCTGAAAGCGGATGCGACGGCCTACGCCACCGCCCGCGCGCTCGGCCTGCGCGCCAAAATCGACGAGCAGACAGGCTGGCACAAGTCCCTGTCAAACGTCGGGGTGAACGGCGTGACCGGCATTTCCAAAGACGTCTTCTGGGACCTGCAGGATCCGGCAACGGACGCGGGCCTGCTGAACCAGAACGACGTCACCACGCTGATCCGCAAAGACGGTTTCCGCTTCTGGGGTTCCCGCTGCCTGAGCGACGACGCGCTGTTTCCGTTTGAGTGTTACACCCGCACCGCGCAGGTGCTGATGGACACCATGGCCGAGGCGCAGATGTGGTCCGTTGACGGCCCGCTGAATCCGTCGCTGGCCCGCGACATCATCGAGAGCATCCGCGCGAAGCTGCGCAGCCTGGTGAATCAGGGCTACCTCATCGGGGCGGACTGCTGGCTGGATGAAAGCGTGAACGACAAAGACACGCTGAAGGCGGGCAAGCTGACCATCGACTACGACTACACGCCGGTGCCACCGCTGGAAAACCTGCTGCTGCGCCAGCGCATCACCGACCAGTACCTGGTCGATTTCAGCAGCCGCGTGAGCGCATAAGGAGACTGAAACATGGCATTACCCCGCAAGCTCAAGCACCTGAACGTGTTTAACGCAGGCAACAACTGGCAGGGGCTGGTTGAGTCCATCACGCTGCCGAAAGTCACCCGCAAGTTTGAGAAGTACCGCGGCGGCGGCATGGCCGGTGCAGTAGACATCGACATGGGCCTGGACGACGGCGCGCTGGATACGGAATTCACTGTAGGCGGCACCGAGGCGCTGCTGTTCAAGCAGCTGGGCACCGCCACTGTGGACGGCGTGCAGCTGCGCTTTACCGGCTCTATCCAGCGCGACGACACCGGCGAAGTGCAGGCGGTCGAGCTGGTCACGCGCGGCCGCTACAAAGAGCTGGATTCCGGCGAGTGGAAGACCGGCGATTCAAGCACCACCAAGGTGTCCGCGACCAACAGCTACGCCAAGCTGACCATTAACAACGAAGTGGTTTACGAGATTGACCTCGTGAACATGATCCACATCGTGGACGGCACCGACCTGATGGAAGCGCACCGTAACGCGCTCGGCCTCTGATAAACCCGGCAGGGGCAGCCCTGCCGCTCTGAAACGTATAAACGGAAAATAATCATGACCGACAAAACTACCGAAAAAGCTGTTGAGCTGGACACCCCCATCCTGCGCGGCAAAACCGAAGTTACCAGCTTGACCGTCCGCAAGCCGCAGGCCGGGGCGCTACGCGGCATCCGCCTGCAGGCGCTGATGGACATGGACGTGAACGCGATGATGGCCGTGCTGCCGCGCGTCACGAACCCGGCGCTGACCGTGCAGGAAATTAACGAAATGGACCCCGCCGATCTGCTGTCCCTGTCGGTCGAGGTGATCACTTTTTTGTTGCCGAAGTCGGCGCTGTCAGCTTTCCCGACAGCCTGACGGTAGAAGATCTGGTAGCGGACATCGCTACCGTTTTTCACTGGCCGCCGCCGGTGATGTACGCGGAGTCTCTGACGGACGTGCTGGAGTGGCGGCATAAAGCGATGCAGCGTAGCGGAGCCGGTGACGATGAGTGACACAAACCTGCGGCTGCAGGTGGTATTAAGCGCGGTTGATAAAATCACGCGCCCCTTTCGCAGCGCGCGCGACGGCTCTAAGGAGCTGTCCGCCGCGCTGAAGGCCAGCAAAGACGGCCTGAAATCCCTTAACGAGCAGGCGGGCCGCATTGACGGTTTCCGCAAAACCCGCTCACAGCTTGCCGTTACCGCCAACAACCTGAAGGCCGCCCGCGAGGAAGCGGCGCGCCTTGCCGTGCAGTTTACCGAAACGAACAGGCCCACGGCGCAGCAGGCCAGGCTGCTTGAGCAGGCAAAGAACCGCGCCAGCCAGCTGCAGCAGACATACAACGGCCTGCGCCTGTCGGTGCAGCGCCAGCGTGAGGCGCTGAACGCGGCGGGCATTGACACAAAACAGCTGAGCGAGGCGCAGCGCCGGCTAAAAACGGACGCGCAGGCTGCAACCGGGGCCATCGAGCGCCAGCAGGCAGAGTTGCGCAAGCTCGGCGAGCGGCAGCAGAAGATTCGCGACATCCAGGCGCGGCATGAAAAGCTGACCGAGACGCGCAATAAGCTGGCCGGTAACGGCGCGGGCATGGTGGCAACCGGCGTTGCTACCGGCGCAACCCTGATGGCCCCGGTGCGCGCCTATGCGGATTCGGAGAACGCCGCGACGCAGCTGGCCGCCTCCATGATGGGGCCGGGCGCTAAGGTGCTGCCGGAGTATGAAAAAATCAACAGGCTGGCAGTGAGCCTGGGCGACAAGCTGCCCGGCACCACGGCGGACTTTCAGAACATGATGACCATGCTTCGCCGCCAGGGCATGAGCGCGCAGGCGATCCTGGGCGGGCTGGGTGAGGCGACGGCCTATCTCGGCGTGCAGCTGCAAATGGCCCCGACCGACGCGGCGGAGTTTGCGGCGAAGCTGCAGGACGCCACGCAGACCAGCGAAAAGGACATGATGGCGCTCACCGACATCATTCAGAAGGGATTTTATGCGGGCGTGGATTCGGAAAACATGCTGCAGGGATTTTCCAAAATCGGCAGCGCCATGGACATCATCAAAAAGAAAGGGATCGATGCGGCGAGAGAATTTGCGCCCCTGCTTGTGATGGCTGATCAGCAGGGTATGGACGGCGGCTCGGCAGGTAACGCTTACCGCAAGGTGCTGCAGGCCATGATGGACAACAAGAAAATCAAAGGGGTGAATGAGGACCTGAAAGGCACGGGGGTGAAATTTGATTTCACCAACGGCAAAGGAGAATTTGCCGGTATTAAGAAAATGTATGCGCAGCTGGATCAGCTAAAGGCGCTTAGCACCGAGAAGCGGCTGCGGACGCTCAAAGATATGTTTGGCGACGATGCGGAAACGCTGCAGGTGCTAAACAACATGATTGCTAAAGGGCTTGCCGGGTACAGGGAAACCGCTGCGAAGCTCGACAACCAGGCGTCTCTGCGGGAGCGCGTTGACGCCTCGTTAAAGACATTGTCAAACCGCTGGGATGCGGCGAGCGGCTCGTTTACTAATGCAATGGCTGCAATTGGTGAGACGGTCGCGCCAGTGCTTAAACAGGTAGCCGACTGGCTGGGAAATCTCGCTGGCGCATTAGGCACGTTTGTAAAACAGCACCCGCAACTGACGGCGGCGCTGTTCAAGATAGCGGCGGGATTTGCCATCGTGACAGCAGGGGTAGGGGCGGCATTGCTGGTCTTTGCGTCAACAATCGGTCCCATGCTGCTAATGCGTATGCTTATGAACAAGATGGGCCTTCAGGCGTTTACCTCGTTTGGACTCATGCGTAAGGCTATTGGCCTTGTTGGTAATGGCGTGCTGTGGCTGGGGCGGCTGATGATGGCGAACCCCATTCTGGCCGTGGTCGGGCTGATTGCTATGGCTGCCATATATATCTGGCAGAACTGGGACACGCTGGGGCCGAAATTTGCCGCGCTGTGGGATGGCATCAGCACCAAAGTCAGCAATGTATGGACGGCGATCCGCACCTACATCAGCATCAAATGGGATGAAATCGTGGCCGACGTGAAGGCGCTGCCCGCGCGCTTTCAGGAAGCTGGCTCGCAGATGATTGACGGCCTGATGGCAGGCATCAGCCAGAAATGGGATGCGCTTAAAAGCAAACTGTCCTCGCTGACTGATTACCTGCCGGACTTTCTAAAGCCCGGCAACGACAAGCCAGGCACACCGGCGCAGGCAGCACGACCACGCCCGGCGCAGGTCACGGCAGACGGGAAAGTGGCGCTGCCGCCGGGCGGCTTTCCGGCTTTTCCGAGAATGTACGACACCGGCGGGCATATTCCGTCCGGGCAGTTCGGCATCGTCGGAGAAAACGGGCCTGAAATTGTGAACGGCCCGGCCAACATAACCAGCCGCCGCCGCACTGCCGCGCTGGCCGCCTCTGCCGCGCTGGCTATGGGCATGGCCGCAACGCCAGCGGCTGCGCGTCCACTACATCCGATGAGCCAGCCTGCGCAGACATACCGGCAGGAAGCGGCACGACCGCAACCGGCGGCCAGTATGTCGCCCGTGACCGTTAATGCCTCTATCACGATCATGCAGCAGCAAGGGCAGAGCGCGCAGGACGTAGCGGACGAAGTTATGCGCAGACTTGAGGCAAAAGAGCGACAGGCGAAAGCCCGCGCCCGCAGCAGCTACCACGACAGAGAAGGAATTGAATAATGATGATGACGCTGGGGATGTTCGTTTTCATGCTGCAGACGGTCCCTTATCAGGAGCTGCAGATCCAGCGCAGCTGGCGGTTTCCGTCAAACAGCCGCGTAGGCGTGCGCTCGTCCCTCCAGTTTCTGGGGCCGGATAATGAAACACTGACGCTTTCGGGCGTCCTGCTGCCGGAGATTACCGGCGGCAGGCTGTCACTGCTGGCGCTGGAGCAGATAGCAGAGCTGGGGCGCGCGTGGCCGCTGATAGAAGGAAGCGGCACCATTTACGGCATGTTTGTGATCGAGAGCCTGAGCCAGACCAAAGCGGAGTTTTTCAGCAGTGGCGTCTGCCGGCGCATAGAGTTCACGCTCACCCTGAAGCGCACCGACGAAACGCTGGGCGAAATGTTCGGCAGTCTGAGCGATCAGCTCTCAGCCATGAAGGGCGCGGCGACGGACGCCGCAGGTAAAGTTACCAGCATGATTGGGGGGCTGCTTTCATGAGCGCCACGAAATGGATAAACGGCCAGGCAAATTCCCCATCCTTCAGGCTGACGCTTGAGGGCGCGGACATCACGCAAAAGATTGAGAAGCGGCTTATAAGCCTGACGCTCACGGATAACCGGGGATTTGAGGCTGACCAGCTGGACATCGAGCTGGACGACGCAGACTGCCAGCTGCTACTGCCTCGCCGGGGCGTCTCTCTGTCGCTGGCGCTCGGCTGGCAGGGTGAGGCACTTTTTCCGAAAGGCACCTTTATCGTGGACGAAATAGAGCATTCCGGCACGCCTGACCGGCTGACCCTGCGTGCCCGCAGCGCCGACTTCAGGCAGACGCTCAATACTAAGCGTGAAAAATCATGGCACCAGACTACTGTGGGCGACATCGTGAAAGACATCGCAGGCCGCCACAAGCTGAAGATCGCCCTGGGTGATGATGTGGCAAAGATGGCCGTAGATCACCTTGACCAGACCAACGAGTCTGACGCCAGCTTTCTGATGCGCCTGGCGAAACAGTCAGGCGCGATAGCCTCTATCAAAAACGGCAATCTGCTGTTCATACGTCAGGGGCAGGGTAAAACGGCCAGCGGTAAGGCGCTGCCGGTGATCACCATTCAACGCAAGGACGGCGACAGCCACCGCTTTACCATGGCTGACCGCGACGCCTACACCGGCGTGATTGCCAGCTGGCTGCATACCCGCGAACCGACAAAAAAACCGGTGGCGAAAGTAAAGCGCAGGCGGAAAAAGACGACAAAGAAAAAAGAGCCGGAAGCCAAACAGGGCGATTACCTGATCGGAACGGATGAAAACGTCCTGGTGCTGAGCCGTACCTATGCAAACCGGGCTAATGCAGAGCGCGCGGCCAAAATGCGTTGGGAGCGCCTGCAGCGCGGGGTTGCGTCATTTTCTATACAGCTGGCTCGCGGCCGGGCAGATCTCTACACCGAGATGCCGGTAAAGGTGAGCGGCTTCAAGCAGCAGATAGATGCGGGCGAATGGATTGTTACGACGCTTACGCACAGCCTCAGCGCGGACAGTGGCTATACAACAAGCATTGATCTTGAGGTAAAAATCGACTCATTAGAAATGGAATAAGAAGTATCCCAATTGGGGTTTTTTGTGTATTATCCACCCAAAATGAGATTCGGGGGCTGGGTTATGATGAATTGTCCATTGTGTGGGAATGCGGCCCATACGCGTAGTAGCTTTCAAGTTTCTAAGACAACGAAGGAGCGCTATAACCAGTGCCAAAACATCAATTGTGGTTGCACCTTCAAGTCCCATGAAACAGTGGCAGAAATTATAATGAATCCGGGCAAGGTCAAGCCTGCCCCTCCGCATCCTGACAGAACACTTCAGGGCGCGCTCTGGTTATAAATAAGAACCCGCTAATGCGGGTTTATTTTTGAATCAGAGACTTTATATACCCTTCAGACTCATTCATATTCATTGGCGCTAACTTCTTGCATTCAGCGCCGCCTCCGTTCATTACCACTTCCTGATCCTGAGAAGAGTTTAAAACTACAACTTTCTTAATCAGGGAAGGTTGCCAGCTTTTCCCAACATATTGCGTATCGCATATCCCGCGAAAAAATGAGGTAGCAATTTCTTCATTAACGGTAGGTTTTGTGATGGTCATTGAAAGCACACCGTTCTCCAGGGAGGACGAAGAGTGTTGATAGACGTTAATCACTTCTTGTACTGGCTTCGGCACCTCTTCAGCCGGGGCGCTGAGGGAAGCGAACAGGGTAAGCGCTAAAGCGGTTTTTTTCATGTTATGAGCCTCAGACTAGGGATTAGGCAAAAAATCTGCTGCCATTTTGCTGCCAATGGCCTCGCGGCAAACAAAAAAACCACCGATAAAAGGTGGCTTAACTCACTGATTTTAAAGCTAAAATTTGGTGGCCCCTGCTGGGTTTGAACCAGCGACCAAGCGATTATGAGTCGCCTGCTCTAACCACTGAGCTAAGGGGCCAGCGGAGCGGGGATTATAATGTATCTGTTTAAGGCGATCCAGCACTCACTCGCCAGATGCTGAAAAAACGCTCATCACATGAGTGCTTGATTAAACTAAACATTTCCAGAACACGCGGCCCAATTTTAATCGTTCCGTCCAGCAAAACGGGTAAGCAAACCCGCTCATGGCCGTCTGTTATCTGGTTTCACCCTCGCTTTCACCTGAAAATTATCAACCTCTCACTCCCGATAGCGCGACGCCGACTGGCTCAGCGAAAGATAGGGCAGCATCGCGCCGCGCGCTCGGTCATAATCCTGCCACAGCGCAATCTCTTCCAACGCCGGGATGGTCACCGCTTCGCCCGCCTCCAGACCCGCCAGCGCGGCATCCACCATCTCTTCCACTTCCATAATCATACCGGCCGGCAGCTCGTCAATCGACTTACCGGAGCGGTCGAAGATCTCTGTCCGCGTAGCGCCTGGCAGGACGGCCTGAACCTGCACGCCGCTGCTCTCCAGCTCGCGCTGCATCGAGCGGGTCAGCGTCAGCACAAAGGATTTGCTGCCGTTATAGGCGCCGTTAAACATCTCATGCATCAGCGAGAGCACCGAAGCGACATTGATAATCACGCCGCGTCCGCGCGCGCGAAACGCATTGGCCGCCGCATGCGCCAGGCGGGTAGGGGCGATGATGTTGAGCGCCAGCATGGTCTGGATACGATCGATGTCGGCATCGATAAACTCGCCGTCCACGCTCATGCCGGCGTTATTCGCCAGCAGCGTAATCGCCGTGTTATCCCGCAGCTCCTGCTCGACGCGCTGCAAATCCTCCGCATCGGTCAGATCGGCGCGCAGAATACGTGCTTCAATCTGATGCTGCTGTTGCAGCGTCTGCGCCAGCGTCTCCAGCCGCGCCTGATCGCGTGCCACCAGGATCAGATCGTAGCCGCGCGCCGCGAGGCGTCGTGCGTAGGTGGCGCCGATGCCGCTGGATGCGCCGGTGATTAAAGCAAAGCCTTGCAATGATGCTGACATGGTAAACCTCTTTGGTATGATGGATGTCATATTTGTAGTTAATATGACGATCGTCATATGTATCGTCAAGCTGGAATATGATGGTCGTAATAATTACTATGAACAGCAGAACCTATTAGCGGGAAAAGAGCGATGGATAAACAGAGCCATAAGGCACGCACGCGGCAGCGCATTCTGGATGAGGCAGCGCGGGTAATGCGCGAATGCGGCACGGAAAGCATCGGCGTGGCGGCGCTGATGAAGCGCGTCGGGCTGACGCACGGTGGCTTCTATGCGCACTTCGA